AGCCGAAGCTGTATCTTTCTCTAGCTTTGTATCTAACGTTACCAGTTTCAAAATCGCCTTCCATAGCGGTTTTGATTGGTGCTCTAACAAAGTGTTTTAGTCCATTAGGAACATCTGTTTTAACGAACCATGCATCAGTATCAGTTAAATAGTGATTAACTACATAACCTTGAGGAATCATCCCCATGTTTTTGACTGCATTGATATCATTATCAGCTGTTCCAGTTCTACCGACAGATTTTAATAATCTCTCAGCAGTAAACTGAAGCGCGGAAGGAACGACCATTTTCATTCCTCTAGCTGCAATTTTTAAACCTCTTTCATCAGTTAGCGCTGCAATGTCAATCATTGCTTGCTCTAATGAAGTTTCGTTTAAGTCTGCTGCAGTTGATAGTTCATTCTGTTCTGTTCCAGACACAATTACGTGCGCTGTAGAGAAAAGTTCTAAACCATCACCACCAGTGTATGAACTGTTAAATCCTCTGTTAAGGACATTTGCTGCTTTAACTTGTTTAGCATTAGCCATAGATCTAGCTAGTGCTTTTGTATATCTAGACGCGAGTCTATCATACAAATTATCTTCAATCGCTTCTTCAGTGATTGAAAACGCTAAAGCAAGCGTTTCGTGCGTATAACGAGCTGTAAACGTTTCTTGCGCAGCGTCATAATTGACTGCTGAACCTTCCGGTTTAACTCCAGCATTCGCGAATCCTGATAACATTACTTCTTCTTCAAAAGCTCTGTCTGAATTTTCAGTATCGAAAACATCTGAATGCTCGTTAGCGTAGTTTTTGTACTCCAGGCCAAATAGGGCATTTAAACCTGGCTCTAGTTCTTTAACTAGTTGTGCTCTTGATATTGCCATAATTTATACTCCTATAGTCCTGTTATTAAGTTATATTTATGCTCCCCAGTATTCGAAACTACATAAGCATTAGAATTTGCTGCTGTTAAGTCTTGATTATCTGGATCTTTAGAAGTCCCAATTTGAGTGAACGTACCAGTAGCTGTAGTTGTATAAGTAGTTGTATCAATTTCCGCACTAGATTGTCCGTTAATTGTACTTCCACCCGTACCTACGTGATCGTGATTCGCATGGTTGTTATTCGCAACCGTAGCGGTTCCATCATGTTGGCCTTCAAAGATAATTTGAGGGTCTGCATAAACATTAGCAACTATGTCAGAAGCTGTAATACTTCCTGGATAGTATGCTTTCCATGTTGGTTTACTTGTAGTTGGATCTGTATAGAAACAACCGTTAAACACTCCAATGTATTGGACTGCACTAACAGTGCCTAAAGTGATCTGACCACCAGCAACCGCCATGACAGGGGAACCGGTATAAACTACCTTTGTAAGACCAGAAGCAATTAAATATTCTTCTGTTCTAGGTGTTCCGCCTGATAAATGCCTTACAGCTCTAAAGCCGAAGGCAGCGTCTTGATTTGCCATGTTTATCTCCTTAGTTAATTTAAATTCGTTGGATTAGGAATCGCTAATAAATTAGTCCTTCTTTGTTCCACCGAAGGTTACACGGGTCTGCCTATCAACATTGATCGGCATACCTTGGTGCTGCTCCTTCATAAGATCACCTTCGACTGCGTCATCTCTATCTTGAGTAATTTTTCTAAAATACTCATCGCGCGCCTTGACAATCTCTTCTGGTATCCTTGCCAGCAATAGGCCACCAACTCCGATTACCCCTTTGTATTTACCCTCATTCATTACTGGATATTGGGATCCAGGATATTCATCAGCTCTCACTAATTCATAACCTGATCTTAATTTGCCGGCCATGTTTTTTGAATCATCAAAACCCATAGTTTCGGCTCTTATCCACCTGTGATGAAATCCATCGGGTGCAGGGGGTGCATCTAAAGATGATGGTGGAGTCCAAACTTTTTTTTGAGTTGTTTTCTCTCTTGTTTGGCTCGCACGGGAAGTTCTTGTTTCTTTGGTCATATGCTTATGCCTCCTTCGTGATTTTTAATTGTTTTGCATACTCTTCTAGTGGCACACCTAATTTTTTAGCGATTGCTACCTGAGAGGATGTGAGTCTCACAGTTGAGCGACCAGGTTTAACACTTCGCGTAGCCGAAGCTACTGTTTGTGTAGGTTTAGTCGATTCCTGTATTTTAGTACTACCAAATTTATGCGGAAAGTCAA